AAGGTATGTTTGTATGACATTTCAACAACAAAAATATCAAGTAATTAAAAATGCAGCTAGTTATGAGTTATCTAATTTTATATTGAATTACTTTTTACTAAAAAGAGATGCAGTGCATTTTATGTACAAAAACAATTTACATTCACAATCACCAATGTTAGGAACTTGGGAAGATACACAAATACCTAATACTTTTTCTTGTTATGGTGATTTTGTAATGGAAACATTATTAGTAAAGATGTTACCAGTGATGAAACAGCATACAAACCTAGATTTAATTCCAACCTACTCTTATGCAAGAGCATATAAAAAAGGTGATAAATTAAGAAGACATAAAGATAGACCAAGTTGTGAAATATCTTGTACGTTAAATCTTGGTGGTGATCCGTGGCCTATATTTATAGATGGTACAGGAGCTAATTCTGTTATAGATGAATATAGAGAAATACATAAACCTGATGCTCCAAAAGGAACAGAAGTATTACTTGATGTAGGTGATATGTTAGTATATAGTGGTTGCGAACTAGAACACTGGCGAGAGCCATTTGAAGGAAACATTTGTGGTCAAGTGTTTTTACATTATAATCATGTAAATGGCCCATTTGCTGATAAAAACAAGTTTGATGGCAGACCTATGTTAGGACTACCATCCTTTGTAAAATAGTATTATAATGCCTAGGATATGCTACAAAAAATTCAATTTAAACCTGGTTTTAATAAACAAGCAACCCCTACCGGTGCTGAAGGTCAGTGGGTAGATGGAGATAATGTTCGATTTAGATATGGTCAACCTGAAAAAATAGGGGGTTGGTTAGAGTTAGATGAAAAAACATTAGCAGGTCCAGTTAGAGATCAACACACTTGGACAGATATAGAAGGTCAAAAATACGCAGCTTTAGGTACATCTAAATTATTAGTTATTTATTATGAAGGTACTTTTTACGATATTACACCTTTAGATACACCATTAACTTCTTGTACATTTGATTCTACCAATGGATCAAATATTGTATCTGTTAATAAAACAAGTCATGGATTAGCGGTTGGTGATTATATTATTTTTAGTACATTAAGTTTACCTGGATCACCTTCTACTAGTTTCACATCTTCAGATTTTGATAATACTTTTGAAGTTACTTCAATTACAAGTAATGATATATTTACAATTACAATGCCAAGTGCAGAAACAGGTACTGGTATGTCTGGTGCAGGTTCTGCAACAGTTACACCTTATATTACAGTGGGTCCAGTATTTGAAACTGGAGCATTTGGTTGGGGAACAGGTAACTGGGGTGTTGAAGAGTGGGGAACTGCAAGATCAACTACACAGGTTACACTCGATCCTGGATCATGGTCCTTGGACAACTATGGACAACTCCTTGTTGCAACTTCTAGAAATGGTGCGACATACACTTGGAATCCAAGTACACCGACATCATTACAAACAAGAGCTGCTGTTGTATCAGATGCTCCAACTAAATCATTAATGAGTCTAGTATCAGATAGAGATAGACATTTATTCTTGATGGGAACTCAAACAGATTTGGCTGATTCAACTTCACAAAATAAAATGTTTATTAGATTCTCAAACCAAGAAGATATTAACACATGGCAACCAACAGCAACTAATACTGCTGGTACATTTTTACTAGACCAAGGAAATGAAATTGTAAGTGCTGTTCAAGGTAAAGATTATATATTAGTTCTTACCGATCAAGCAGCTTATCAAATACAGTTTGTTGGACCCCCTTTTACATTTACAATTAGACAAGTTGGTTCTAACTGTGGATGTTTAGGTCAGCATGCAGCAGTTTATGCACAAGGTGCTGTCTTTTGGATGGGATTTGGTGGAGGATTTTTTATGTTTGATGGTACCGTAAAACAACTGCCATCATTAGTTGAAGACTTTGTATTTACAACTCAAGGAGATAGTTTAGGTATTAACTATGCTGCAAATCAAATTTGTTATGGTTATCATAATTCACTTTATAATGAAGTTGGTTGGTTTTATGCTGCAAGTGGTTCAAGACAAATAAATAGAAATGTTGTATTTAATTTTATAGAACAAACTTGGACAGTTGGTTCATTATCTAGAACTTCTTACAGCGATGCACATACTTACTCATTACCTTATGCAACAGAGTTTACTGTTGCTGGTACACCTACATTTCCAACGATTAATGGTGTAACTAATACATATGGATCAAGTAAATATTGGGCACATGAAACAGGAACCAATGAATCATATATTAATGGTACTTCAACAGCTATTACATCTTATATTGTATCTGGTGATTATGATTTAGATGCACAACAAGGTATGGCTGGTGATGGTGAAAATATTATGAGAGTGTCTAGATTTATACCTGACTTTAAAAACTTAGCCGGTAATGCAAAAATTACTTTAAGGTTTAGAAACTACCCAGGTCAAACTGCACAAACAGATGCGGACTATCCATTAATTACTGGACCATTTACAATCAATACAACATCAACTTATGTAAGTACAAGAGTTAGAGGAAGACAAGTATCATTAAAAATAGAAAATGAAAATGTAGATGAATCTTGGAGATATGGTACATTAAGATTAGATATACATGCAGGAGGAAGAAGATAATGGCAAAAATTACAGCAATTATACCAGAACCAACTCCAGAATATACTGAGTCAAATCAAAGACAATTAAGAGAAGGTTTAGATACTTTAAAGAATGAATTGAATTTTGGTTATCAAGAAGATTTAAAACAAGAGCTACAAAGATTTACATGGTTTAATATGAGGTTTGGTTGCTAATGAGTTGTAACAATGTCAATACAACAGGATCAACAACTCCATCATCTGCAGAGATAGATTTTTATCTTGCAGTTGCTAAAGGTGATTTTACTAATTATTCAAATGTAAGTAAGTTTGGAATTAATTCTACAGTTGGATCAGGTGGTTTTGAATCTATATGGGAAGGAAGCAATGCTTATCCTTGGCCTACAGACGTTCAAACTATAAGTGTTGTCAGTGCTTCTGCAAATGATGCATCGGGTGGAACTGGAGCAAGGACTGTAGAAATTCAAGGATTAGATACTAATTGGAATTTAGTAACAGATACAGTAACAATGAATGGTACAACACCAGTTGTTACAACACAAACATTTAGAAGAATATTTAGAGCAAGAATAGTTACAGCAGGATCTTTACAATCTAATGCTGCTCAAATAACATTTACAGGTTCTACTGATGCTACTATTTTAGCTTATATAACTTATGATACTATTGGTATGGGTCAAACTTTAATGGCGGTATATACTATACCCGCTGGAAAAACTGGATATATTATAAATTTAAATGTATCTTCTTCTAAAGATAGTGAACATAGATTTAGATTTATGACAAGAGATAATGCAGTTACTGATGCCGCTTGGAATGTGAAAGAATATATGTCTGCAAGAGGTGGTTTTAGTAGTTGGAGAAAATATGCAATAAATAAAGTTACAGAAAAAACAGATATAGATTTACAAGTTATTTCCAATTCTACATCTGCAGCATCAGGAGGTTTTGAGTTAATACTCATAGATAATTAATGGCTAATTTTTATAAAAACGCATTCTATGATCCGAACACAACAGATGCTGTAACTGTATATACGGCTCCAGTAAATGCTAGAGCTATTATTCAAAATATACAAATTACTAATGAATCTGGATCTAAAGTATTAAAAGCTAGAGTTACAGACAACTCAGCATCAACTTCTTTTGTAGTCGCTTATGCTTCTATTACTGGACCTACTATTTGCAACATTGCAAAAGGTCCAATTATCTTAGAAGAAAATGATTCTATATCCCTTGAAACTTCTACTACTTCTGCTATAACAGCATCACTCGCTTTGTTAGAACTAAGTAGAGAAGATCAGAATGGATAAAGAACCTATAAAAATAGAAACAAAAACTAAACAAGTATTTAGAAGTAAATCAACAAATAAGATTTATGAGTCTAAAGAAATGTTTTTAAAAAATCATACAGAAGATGATTTAGCTGTAGACACAACTGTAACAGTTACAAACAAAGGTTTAGATTTGCTTCAGAAAGTAATGCAAGATGCAAAAAAATCCTAGAGGTGGAACTGAGCTTCAGTTTGAATATTTAAAGAAATATGTAGATAAAAAATTATTAGATCAAGTACAAATAACAACATCAGTACCAGAAAAGATTCCATTATCAAAAGATAAAATAAATATCCTTTGGCAAAAAAATTCATATGATCAAAGTAATTTAGCACCATGGTTTCAAGATAAATCAAACCATAAAAAATATGATTGGTATGTATTTAATAGTCATTGGAATTATGAAAAATTTAGGTATTACTTTGATATACCTACAGAAAAATGTTTAGTTATTAAGAATGGTGTAGACGATATTAAAGCTAGAGATTTAAATAAAAAGAAAGATAAAATTAAACTTATATTTCATCCGACACCATGGAGAGGATTAAATGTAATGTTAGCTGCTATGCAATATATTAAGAATCCTAATATTGAATTAGATGTATATTCTTCAACTGAAGTTTATGGTGAAGAATTTAAAAAAGCTAATGATAAACATTATCAAGAATTATATGATCAAGCAAAAGAATTACCTAACGTAAATTATATTGGTTACAAACCAAATGAATATATAAAAGAAAACTTACATAAATATGATATATTTGCTTATCCTAATATATGGGAAGAAACATTTTGTATATCAGCAATAGAAGCAATGGCAGCTGGACTATATATAATAACCACTAACAATGGAGCATTATATGAAACATGTGCAGAATTTTCTACATATATACCTTTTCAAAAATCATATACAAACATGGCTCAAAACTTTGCTTATGCAATAGAAGCTTCAGCTGAAAAATTATATGAGCCTGGTGTTAAAAAACATTTAGAATGTCAAATTGAATATACTAATCAATACTACTGTTGGACCAAACAAGCTAATGCTTGGACTATATTTTTAAAAGGAGCGATAGATGCAAAATCCAAATAAACCTATATGGATAAATAAAAAACCAGAAGATAAAAAGCCTGATGATAAACCTTGTATATTTTTAGCAACTCCAGTTCATAGTGAGTGTTCTATTCATTACACACAATCTTTATTAAGTTTTCAACAAGCTTGTACGAAAAAAAATATAATGGTAAGTTTTGCTTTATTAAAATCTTCTTTAGTAACACAAGGTAGAAACCTATGTGTATCTAACTTTATGGAATTAGAAGATCCGTATACACATTTCTTATTTATAGATTCAGATATTGATTTTAGTCCTGAAACT